CTAACAATTGGTAAAACATTGGTTGACGCAGAATACGAATTTTAAAGATCCACGAGTACCCTTCGATTTGTATATATAAGCTAAGTTGACAAGTAATCTTCTATAAAATTCGTATTCTGCGTCAACCAATGTTTTACCAATTGTTAGACCTGAATATTGTACGTCGTTACGTGTATATAAAATTTCCTCTAAATCCTTTTCATCGAATAATTTAGCGGTACCAAGTCCTAAATTGTTTGCTAAATTTTTAAGAAGTATATCGGGTAAGTTGTTAATCCCATCATAACTCACATTTCTCATGTGAGCAATGTTATCAATGTATTTTTTTACCTTATCAAAAGATTGACCATACAATTGAAACAACGCTTCGGCTTTTTTATCCTCACTATCAAATTCAAATAATTGAGGAGCTGACATGAATCTAACGAATAGGTTAGATTTGTAGTCATCGATTTCTTCCGCAACATTATTTAATCCTGAGGTATAAGAATCAAAAGCTAAACCTACAATTTGTAAGTTCCAACCATCTTTAGCAACCGGCCAAATATACTCAACGGTAACTAAATCTGTTTTATTTCCGTCAAAAGTGTCTCTTGGTACTCTAAATGATGCCCTATATTTTGGGTTAGTTTCCCTATTGAGTAATATTTGTTCTAAATCATCTAAACCACTAAAAAATTCTTCCGTTAAACCATTGTTAGGTCTGATAATATAACTTTGGTCATAAGTCGTACCTGTGAATGGTTTTCCACTAACGATTAACGTAACCACATTGTTTACATCTGGTTGCTCATAATCTAAAACGTCATAAGTTTTACCACTAATTTCAATTACATATTTTTTAAATGATGAATAGAAATTTTTAAGTGGGTTAACTGTTTCTGGTGTGATACTACTTTTTGGTGCTTCATAAACAATATCAAAAGTATTGTAAAACATACCAGTTTCAATATTGAACTCTGTTGTTTTTGTTGAAGTGTTGTAGGAAATATTGTGTGCGGTTTTACCACTAATACTTGATGAACTATCCTTATCCACCATTATGGCAGCTGGATACTTCTCAATGATATTACTGATTGAAACCGATAATCTTGATTTTAATGAACCGAATAATGATTTGCCTGCGTCGTCTTTTGAACCTCTAAAAGAAATCGATTTCTTTTTTTCTGATTTCGTTTGGGTTGTTTGAGCACTCGACTCTTCAGATTTTAAGTCATCTAAGGTTAAGAATTCCGAAAACGGTGTTGTCCTAAATGTTTTACTGTCCTTTTCAGGTATGGTCTTATCAATGGCAAAGTTCGTATTAGTCAATTGACTAGTACCGTCGGTTATTTGACGACCGACTAAACTATCGCTGAATGTTTCAGCACCCGAAGCAACCTGACTTGGAACTTTCCTTCTTGCCATTATTGAGTAATATCATCAAAGTTTAATGTCTCATCAATATCTGTTCTACCTTCTCTAACTTCATATAACGTTTCGTTAAATTCATCTTTAACCTCGAATAAGTTGTATTGTTTGTAGATATTGTTATCTTTATCGTAGATTGTGTAAATGCCTGGAGTAACCGCTTTAGTTTGGTTACCGTAAAGGGCATTTGCCAATGTAGATGAATCGTGTTCAACCATCTCAACTTCAACAGTTGTTGGATTGAAATATGTATTTGACAAAATAATGGTTTGGCCTTGCTGTCCTATAAAAGGAACGGTATTTGGTTTATTTGATGGTGCGGAAGAAGGTGTTACTGTTAAAAACATTAAACTTGTCGCTGCATCCGAATATTGGTATCTTTTTGCTTTTGAATTAGTACTAGTTAAATTCGAAACAATCGGAGAACAATAGAATGATGATGTAACAACTCTATAAAAATTTGGAATTTTTTTATTATCAGTATAATTTATATATTCAATTCTATAACCAACAAGATTCTGTGGTGTAAATTTGTTTCTATCAGCCGGACTTACGTTACTTAAATCAATAATAATTCCTCTAACGGATGGTAATGAAGCTAGAACACCACAATCCGCAATTGTAGTTCTTATTTGTTTAGGTCTAATATGAAGTGTATAAACACCTAAATCGGTAAAATCCGAGGCATTTAATTTTAAATTATATAAACCACCCAAAACCTCAACATTTCTCGTTCCACCCGTATCATCATTGTGAAAAACGGGGGTTAGAATTGTTTTTGCGTCAAGTTTTTTCAATGTAACTTCGGATGAAGCCAACCTATCCGCCGAATGGTGATAGAAAATATCTACATCATCTGGTGATACATCCGCTGGTCTAACAATTCCGTAACTTCCTACTGCCATAAACTTTTATTAATAAATATAATTTTTATTGTTTTCTCACTTTAAAATATCCGTTTCCGTAAATATCTAATTCACCAACCGAGTCTACTTCACCAAGTCTGAATGTTTTTTCTAAAACCCCCTGTTTTCCCCTCTCTACGAAAATGTCAGAATAAATCGACGGTTCGTCTATAAACCCAAGAAAATGTTCATTTCTTGTGAGTGCTTCGTTGAAAACTTCTTCTCTTGTGAATCCTGTAGTTGAACCTGTAATTGTTGTGATACCGTCATCATAATCCCTATAATGTAAGGTTACCATGTTATATGAGGTTCCACTAATAAAACTACCTGTATGAGTAAGTGTGTATCCTGTCCATTGTGATGTCTCACCTGTTGGGCTATATGTAAACGATGAACTGTTAATACCTCCACCATATTTTTTAAATTCAGAAATTTTACTTTTACCAAACGCTGAATATTGAAAAGTAGAACCACTAACGGGACCGAAATAGTCTGTGTGGTCTAAGTCATTTAAATATTCTAAGGTTTTTCCCGTTACGTTAGTATATGGTACCGTAATCCCTGTAATTGACCCCAAAATATTTTGAGGTGTTCCTGTAAATTGTGGGATTGTAATGTTTTTATTAATTTTTTCTCGATTCCACGGTGAATTTAAAGATAACGAAATGGTATATGTATTGGGTGTTGTTGGGTAGGTATAAGATACTGTTGGGAGATTTGTTCCATTTGCACCCTTATTTACTTCCAAAGTTGTGGTGGCGTTATTATGTCCCCATGAAACAGTATACACTTGGTCAACGATAGTTCTAAGTTTATCGGGGTTGGTTGTACTAAAAATTTTTACAAGTGAACCAGTTTGACTGTAATGAAAATTGACCAATTGTTCAATTTGCTCCATATATGACTCACCATTAATATCGGCTATCCCAACCATAACTCCCATTTCGTCAACCGATGAATTTAAAAATAGGGGTACTTGGTATGTTCCATAAACACTACCGCTTATGTCATATTTGGTTGCACCTGTTATTTTAGTCCAAGTTGTTCCTCCCCATTTGTAATAACCTTTTGAGACACTACCTGTCACATTATCAACAATATCGTTTATTTCAGGTCCAATATAGACACTACCAGAGTGATTACTTCCTGACCAAGGAACTAAACCCCCGTAAGAATCTAACCAAGTTTGACCTGTCAATGATGCAAGTTCAACCGTTTGTATATTCTTCCTTAAAATTTCGTATCTATCTTTTTTCATTTTTATAATATTTTTGCCGAACCTCCCTCAAACACACAAGCACAATCTCTATTAACAATATATGAGAAATCATTCCTATCTATTGTAACACAATAATACATGTCATTAGGTTCGATGATTTGTCCTCCACTATTTTTCTTTTCAAAAAATTCTATTGGTCTACTACGAACACCGTATCTACCCGAATCAATATCAACATCAACATCTGAATTGGTAACAAAATCAGTAACCTCACCATTTTCCGCATTGAAAAATTTTGCAGTCATATAAAATATGTTCCCAATTAAGTTCGTTTCTTCAAAAGGTGAGTCATTTTGAAACCAGAATATATATAAGTTTTCCGAGTTTTTATAGTTAGTTCCCATAAAAACCGGTTTATATATTTTCACATCCGTAGTACCTGTAACTGTTTCGTTAAAGAAGTTATATTGTTCACCTGATGTTAATGGTAAATTTTTTGTAAAAACAAGTCTTCTATTTGCTCTTGTTGGTGGCTCACCGTTGGGTGTCTTATAGAATTCTAATCTAAAAAAACTTCTTTTAAAGAATTCTTTAATTTCGTTGTTTTCTTTAAATGATAAACCTGTTGGTTCATAGTCAGTAACATATGTACTCCCACTTAAAAAATGAAATTTAAACCAAATATCAGATTGTTGAAATACTAATGTTGATCCTGATACTGATGAATTATATGGTTGGTGGATATACCTTACAGTTTCGTAATTGTCTACCGGATTAATTATTTTTTCAAGAGTTTGGTCTTCAAGTTCTTGTGCGTTTTCTTGCCATCCAAGATCTGTTTTAAAATCTTGTTCTTGGTTCAACACCAAGTTCATGTTCTGATTTTTAAATAATATTTCCATTAACAGTCGAAACTTAAATTTGTAAACTTAATTACACCATCTTCCTTATTTTTATACGTCGCCTCATTTCTTAAATAGAAATTAATATCCTTTTTCACGTAATGTATTCCATTTATGAATGGATAATTTGTTCCATATCCGTCTGCATCTATAAATCCATTATCATATAAATCTCTCCATTTCCATAATTTTTCATCAGGAAAATATCTAGCATTTTCCGGTAAACCATAAATCTCATTTGTGTTATATGATTCAACATATGGTGACAATTCTCTTAGTTTAATCCTGTGATGTGGTTGGT